CGGGCCACGTCATCAGGACCAGGCTCGACAGCCTGAGCAGAAGCGGGCGAAGGAGTGATGGTCGGTTCGATCACGGCAGCAGCCTCAGGGGTAGCGGTAGCAGCCGGGTCGCCCCCGGCCAGTTCAGTTGCAGTGGACATCGGGGGCTCCGTAGGAAGAGGGTCTGTTGCATCCACCGAGCGCATGACGCTCGCCGGATCCTGGCCAGCGATGACCAGCGAAACCGCTACCGGCTCCCAATCGGTGGCCCGATCGAGCGGCTGCATTTCGCTGGCCCGCTGCCAGCCGTAGATCCGCGCGTCAACAGAAAACCGCGCGGACCCGTTCCTGAGGCGTGGGATAGCAATAGCCATCGCATCCTCTGGACCGTCAACTTGAACCGTGCCAATCAGGGCGTTGGAGCCATCATCGGCGCGGCCCAGGTCCATCGATGTAATCGCTCCCCAGCACGATGCTGAAGAGCGCTGGTGATCGATGTCGGTCGGCAGCGGGCGCATGGGCCAGCGGATTGCTGACCTCTCATGCACCAGCTGCACACCATCACCCACGTCTGCATCGGTTGAAATGATCACCGTTGCAGTTCTGCTCTCTTCATCCCATGAGGATGGAGAGATCAGAGCCATCCGCTGACAGGCCCGATTGCCTGTTTCCAGTGGTGCAGCCGTGGCGGGGATGGAGTCTGGCATGGCTTTATGCTACCGAGCCCGAACTGATGCCCGGCTCCGGTATCCCTGACCCCGCCGGCCTGGCCTGCGTCACGCCGGAATCCGAGACGAGCTTGGCATCAACGGATAGAGCCAGGCCCTTGCTGCGGGCGTTGGCCAGATCCTGCGCCAGCTCTTCCAGGACCTGGGCAGGCACGTATCCCAGCGAGCGTTGCACCTCAGACAGACTGGTCAAGCCGCCGCGGATCGCCGCCACCAGCGCCGGGATCTCCTCGGACGGGTTGATCATCTCCCTGCGGGGAGGTGTCCAGAGCATCCGGCTGTTGACCCTGTTAGCCATGCCGGCCTGGATCACGGCAGTGGCAAACCACTGCGAAACAGGATCAAGGAATTGCGGGATGGCAATGTTCCAGCGCCAGTGGCCCACGTTCCGATGAAACTCCAACCAGCCCATCCGGCCGCTGGAGAAGTTGACCTCAGACAGGATTCCGGTCAGCGCTTCAAAGGTGATCCCATAACCGGCCGCCACTGAATGCAGGTGGTGGCGCTGCATCTCGATGAAGTTGCCTGCCGTAGGTGGGCTGCTGAACTGCACCGACTTGCCCGGGGGCAGCACTTCAATCGCGCCAGGCTCCAGCTTCTCGAACAGGGTTGGAATTGAGGCGTCTGGGCTGGCCGCGTCAGGCAGCACCGATTCAGGGTCGGAATCAGTGACAAACGCCGTGAAGCAACACGCCAGCTTGTCGAGCATCATGCGGGCCTGAGCGTGGTCTCCGATGTCCCGCAGGGTCAGCAGCGACGATGCCCCCCATGGGACGCCGGTTGCCTGCCCTGGCCGGCGCACGTCGTAGACGTGGCAAATTTGCGACGCTTCGACCAGATCAGAGCCAAGCCTTGATTGGCGCCAGTCGCTTTCGCCAGGGTGATTCTTCCTGATGTAGTAGCCGGCCAGCCGGCCCTCGTCGTCGTACTCCTTGCCAAAGACGATTGACGACCCGTTGTCTTTCGACATATCAAGCCAGTCCGGCTCCAGCACCTGCAGCGTCAGGGGCGGCAAGCCCTGAAGCAGCAGCCGCTCATCAACCCGCCGCCGAATCAGGCAACTACCGCGAACCGCAATGGTGCGGGCCACCAACGCCTGCAGGCCATAGAAGTTGAGCTTGCCGTAGAAGTCACAAGCTGTTGAGTTAGCCCAATCATTCCACAGCAAGGAATATCTTTTGTTTTTATTGACTGGCTCCCCTACAATCCCTTCACCAATCCAGTTATTTACAACCACTTTGATGGCCTTGTCCGCCCAGGCGTCAGAGTCCACCTGGTCTTGATGCCTTGAGACAATCCGCTGCAGCACTTGCCGCAGATCGGCATTAGGCCCCCTGCTGCGTTCGTGCCACCCGTCGGTTCGGCGAGACTGCTTGCCTGCTTCGTAGGCGCGCAGGTTGGCTTTATATAGCTCAGACTGTAAAACCGTGACTTGCTTTTCGAGCGTTGCGCGATTTCCTATGCCAAACTTCTCGCGTTTTCCCATGGCTTACGCTCTCTGAAAGGTCTGGTAGATCCGGCGCACGGGCTTGGATTGGCTCGTCGTTTCCACATCTGCGGCCATCTTCCTTTCGGTCTCCAGCATCTCCGCCAGGCTTCTGTAGGTCAGCTCTCGTCCGTCTGAAAACCTCACCTTCAGCACGCCTTCGGCGATTGCCGCGCGCAGGTCCGCGAGTTGCTGTGCTGAGTAGCTCATGGGATCAGGCTAGTCACCAGAAACTGCTTGCCCGATGCTTGGCGCGTTGCTGGGCCTCGGCAGCCTGAGCCTGCGACAGCGGAGCGGATCGGCCCAGCTGCGCCTCCAGTTGATCCCACATCGTGGCCCGGTTGTAGCGGCGCTTGACGAGCTCCAGGGCGGCGTAGGCCATGCGGGTGCAGTCGCCGGCTTCGTCGCGGGAGCCGGGGGGTAAATCCCATTTGTACTCTCGGCGCTCCTTCGTCTTGGGCACCCACTTCCAGGGGAACAGCTCGCGCAGGAACTCATCACTTGAGACGGTACCGAAGTGCAGGTATCCGGGCCCCGGCTGCTCCACCCTGAGCTGCTTCTTCATGTGGTTCACGCTGTTGGTGTATCCCACGGTGTAGACCTTGGCCCCCTTGGCAACCGTCTGGTTCTTGCGGTTCACCTCCACCGGCTTGCCCTTCTGGATGATCGGCAGATCCTTGATGCCCGATCCCTTCATGGCCACCCATCGATCGGTGCGGGTGCGGCAGAAGTCTTCTACCGCCTTGCTGGACAGGCCGCCGTGGTCAATGCCGCCCAGGGCGATGCGCATCTTCCCGCCGTCCTGCCGGTCAAGCGTCATCAGGCTCACCTGGTCCAGCTGCTCCCATACCTCGGACTGTTGAGGGTCGCCATCAATCTCAAAGTGGGCAATGTGCCAGCCCTCCTCGCCGCGACCCCAGCCCCAGACCGTGAGCACCAGCCGCTCCCCCAGGGTGCCGCCGCCGCCCTGTACATCAACGCCGGCAGTCAGCACCAGCACGCCGGTGGGGATGGCCCAGGTCTCGCCGTTCCAGGGATAGCCGTTGCCAAACCCCTCGTTCTTCCTGCGCTCTGCCAACCCCTCGCCGGTGAGCTTGCTGGTGATCGAGTCTTCCCAGGGCAGGCCCAGGTCGGTGTTATGGAACGTCTGCATGGGGTCGGTGTTGCCCATCTTCATCTGCTCCAGCGCCGTGCGGTGACGACTCACCAGCTCCGGCCACATCGCTGCCCGGTGGTAGCTCATGCCTGGCCCCACCTGCTGGGATCGCCAGATGGGCACGCCATTCCTGAGCACCTGCTTGCTGCGGTCCAGGCCCAGCGGGCAGGCCCAGCCCGCGTCTTCGTCCATCTCCCGCAGGTGGCTGTAGTCGATGGGCCGCTCGCAGTTCTCGCAACTGATCCGGCCCTCGTCTGGCCCTTCCTTGATGAACCGCTCCCACCTCAGCTGCTGGTAATGCCGGCAGTGCGGGCAGGGGTAGTACCGATACTGCTGATCGCCTTTCTTGAAGGCCTGATCCATGTAGTCGTTGGGATAGATCGGGGTGCCGCCGATCGTAAAGAACGGATCCCAGATGTTCCCGGCCCTCTGAAACAGGTTGCCGATGGTGTCGCCCTCGGGGCTGTCGTAGGTGGCGGGTTCCTCAAACAGGATCGGGCTTCGCTCCACCCGCCGGCCGGACCTTGGCGTGGCTGCGCTCACCAGGTGGATCAGGGCACCATTCACCAGCTGCTTGAAGTTGTAGGCATTCTTCGGCGCTCCCTTCACCTTGCGATTGCTCAGCATTCCCTTGAGGCGTGGGATGCCGTGGTTGTCATCAAACATTGAATCGATGTCCTCATGGCTGTATGTATCAACCTCTGAATCCGTCGGCTGCACCACCATGATCTTGGAAGGGCGCCAGTCGGTGAAGAACGCAATCACGGCCTTGACATATTCAGACCACCCAACCCGTGACGGCTTCTGGCAAACCATGCACTCGACTTCGGGATCGGTCGGGGCCAGGAACCAATCCCGCTGGTATGGCCTGGTGTACCACCGTTGCCGCCCGTCTGTGGCGCTGGTGATGTAGTAATGCTGATCCGAGTATTCCAACATCGTCATGGGCGGCCGAGGCTTGACCTTGGCGGCCAGCCGCTGGGCCATCCGGCGCACGCTGCGATCAATCATTCCGGCAGATCCTCAAAGCCGTGAGATGCCACCGCCTCGAACACGTCGGCGATCATGCGCTCGATCTTCTCCAGCTCCCTATGCGTCAGGTGTGGGATGGCCGCCTTGATCTGCTTGTGCAGTGATCCGGCCTTGGTCGTCAGCTGCAGCAGCACGGCGTTGTAGCCCATCTCCATGTCTTCGATGTGGGCGAGCTGGCCCTCCTTCTCTTTGCGCTGGAGCTCCAGCAGATTGGCCTTTTCGTATTCGCTGCGGGCGCGGCTGATCGTGTAATCGGGGAGGTCTTCCGACGCATCGCTGGGGAGCTGGGCAGGCTGGCGCCGGGGTGGCGCCGGGGTGGTTTCCACTGGCGCCGGTCGCTCGCGCTTTGCCGCTGGCTGTTGTGCTTCGGCCTGGTGCGGTGCCACCCGGGCCAGGTACTCGCTCACCAGCAGATCGCCATCCACCC